CCCAAGCTGACGCGTATGCACACTTGACTCACCACTTCTGGGATTTCTGCTTTGCTCTTAGGAGCAGGCTGGACATCCCTAAGGGGGTGAAATTCGACTGAACCTGACCCAAGCTGACGCGTATGCACACTTGACTCACCACTTCTGGGATTTCTGCTTTGCTCTTAGGAGCAGGCTGGACATCCCTAAGGGGGTGAAATTCGACTGGACAGATGCGAAAGATATCCTTAACGGATATGGATATGAGGATGTTCACTCCAATGACATCTTCGTGGAGTCAGTTGAGTCCGTGGGCGACATCGTCATACTTGACAAAAGTCTTCATCATATGGGCTGGAACCAGGCATGCACTTTCGATTCGTCGATCGTGCGCCAGGCTCTTGACCTGATGGAAACTAAGTTTTGGATGATGGTGTGGGCGCATGGGACTAAAGAGAACAAGAAGGACCTTAACCAAGCTTATAAGCTTCGGCGGCGGTTCTACGAAATTCTCGACAACTGCAACTGGTGAAATCAGAAAGGCCCGACCTTTTCTCAACCCTGTAGTTCAGGGACGCGTACCACGTATATGGCCACGCGTAAGGCGTCCGAGTTCATGACCCGGATTTCATCAGTAATGATGTAACCACTGAGTGGCGCCTGTCATGGTGCCTAGCACCATGGCAAATCAGCAATATGAGCTCCACAGAACCCTTCTCGGTAACGACTTCATTTTGGTGTCCCATAAGGACATCAGTGAGTCGTCCGGTCGGAATACTGCAAACCGACAGCTTCGCCTCGTTCCGCACAATTTCGACTGGGACCACCGTTTTGTTACGGTGCCTCGGACGAGTAATATTGTGATCGGTTCGGGTAACGATGTTGTCTTTGGAGCCCGGTTAAAGGATCTGTGGTCCTACGGGACCATAACCTCGACCGATGTTGCTATTAGCCTCACTAACGAAGCTATAGCACGCTTCAACGGCAAACTGCGAAAGCACAAAGCCGACTTGGGTGTGACTCTTGCATCCTGGCGTCAAGCCAGTAGCATGATTCACGGCCGTAGTGAGCAAATCGCGGATATCCTTGACAGGCGTATTCGCGTTGTGCAGAAGCTTTCTGCTAAGGAGCGCGGTCGAATTTGGCGGAAGGGAACGGCAGATGCGTTCCTGGAAGGTGAGTTCGGCTGGGTACCCCTTATGCAGGACATCCAGAATTCTCTGGGTGCTCTCGGTAGGACTCCGGTCCAACCCGAGTGGGTTTCTGTTACCGCAAGAGCGGTCAACATTCAGCAATTCAAAGATCGTGACCCGTCTCACACCGTTTGGTTCACACGCGACCACCTTGAACAGTGGCGTGTGCGAATCTCGGCTAGAGCGGATCTCGAATCTGAGAATGTCTGGCTGTTGAACAGACTGGGTTTGCTAAACCTGCCTGGCGTGGCCTGGGACCTAGTCCCATGGTCATTCGTTGCGAACATGTTCGGGAATTTCGGCCAGATGATCAACTCTCTGAGTGATCACATTGGTGTGAATCTCGGAAATGCAAGCACGACAACCAGTCTCTATGCGGAGATTGGGCAACTCGCTCATGGCAATCCGGCCTATGGTATCGCCCACATGCAGGCGTGGAACCAGCAATTCGCTCGGTATAAGCGGCGTACTCTTGGGGTTCCAACTCCCAAGTTTATGTTTCGCGTACCCGAGCTTAATTTTGAATTGCTGGCCATTACTGCGTCGTTGGTGGTCCAAAGGATTGGAAAGCTGGAGCGTTTACTCCGGCCGCTGAAACAGGCCTTTAGGGACAGAGATATCCCGACCGTCTGAATTTGCGTGCCACAACTCAACCTTGTTCTTCAAAAGGACACTTTCACAAATGCCTCAAGCAATCGACCTCGTGCTGGCCAATGGCGCCGGAACTCCCGTCAACAAAACGTTCACCCTGTATGCCCCGTCAGCCGGCGACTCGTCGCTGGCCTTGTGGAAACTGCAGGAAGGAACGATTTCGGCGGTGTTCCCCAGCATCACAGCACTCGCCCGGCCAACCGGGAACAAGTCGCGGAAAACGCAGGGGAAGTTTCGGCTTCCTTCGTCTTACATGGATTCGGTGACCGGCCTCACAAAGGTCGGTTCCGCATTCGAGTTTGACTTCTCTGCATCCGTTCCGGACGACTTCCCGGAGGCGCTGAAGAATGACGCGGTCGCGTTCTCCAAGAACCTGATCGCGCATGCGCTCATCCAAGCGATGATGCGCAACGGCGTCGCTGCGACTTAACCCGTCGGAGCACCGGAACATGGAACACCAAGTGTTCAATGTGATCCTCGGCCTAGCCGAGGACGTGGGCACTCCAAGGGCGGTGTCAGTAGCAATACTGGTCCGTTATGGAGAGTGGGCGGAGCTTCAAAAGCTTCGAGCGGTTTGGGCTCACTATGACTCGTCCGAGTCATACTGGCAGGATAACCTCCTCACGGAGCTCCTGCGTAAGTGTGATTTGCCAACGAGCGTGGATCGAGAACAGGCGGCGATAGATACCTTTCTTGCTTGTGAGAGAGAGAACTGTCGCTCAAATGCCCGACTGTCCCGTTTCTGTCCCGAAACCCTCTACCTAGAGGACGGTGACGAAGCCGTATATGACTTCATCTGTCATGTGCGTAAAGAGGTTCAGTCAGTCATGGGTAACCTGCCAGACCACCTTGTCCCGAGGTTTGGGCAAGGCGCCACGTATGCCGACACGGGGTTCTTAGTAACAACTCCGGACAAGATGTCCAGCCGACCTACGGTTTACTCTTCCACACGAGACTTGCTCCCGCAATGGGACCTGACTCTATGGGCAAAGTCTCTCAAGGAGGCTTACCCATGGAAGAGCGATCCGTTAACGGTACGCGGGAATATCTTCTTCACAGTCCCGAAGGACGGAACAAAATTCCGCGGGTGTGGGAAGGAGGCGTCAATACCCGTAGGGTATCAACTTGACGTCGGTCGGCTCCTCAAGAGTCGGCTTCCTCGTATCGGGATCGACCTGTACGGAGGCAAGGCCACGCATAACCTTCTCGCGAGAGAGGCTAGTGTGACCGGAGCCTACGGGACGGTCGATATGAGCAATGCGTCCGACACCCTTTGCAGGGTGTTGGTGAAACTGGTCGTTCGAGACGACTGGTTTCTATTGCTCGACTCCTTACGTGCGAGACATACGAGAGTGAATGGCAGATGGTTCAGGTTGGAGAAGTTTTCCTCAATGGGAAATGGCTTCACATTTGAGCTTGAAACAATCATTTTCGCGTGCATTGCGCGCACGCTAGTTCGCCTTTCTGGGGGTGACCCTGGTTTGGTGAAGTGCTATGGGGACGACCTCATAGTACCGGCTGACAACGTACCTTCGTTGTTATCTGCCCTGGCGTGGTTCGGCTTTCAGCCGAATATGAAAAAGTCCTTTTGGGAAGGGCCTTTTCGGGAGAGTTGCGGTGGGGACTTCTGGGAAGGTGTTCCTGTAAGGGGACACTACCTCGAAAGTTTACCAGATGAACCACAACAATGGATTTCCTTGGCTAACGGACTTCGCAGAGTTTGTCAGATCGACGGCTTTGTCCAACCTGAAAGGTGGGCTAAAGTCAATCGTACTTGGCGCTCTGTGTTGGCTGCTATACCTCGGAATATCCGCAGGTGCTTCGGCCCTGAGTCACTGGGTGACATCGTTATTCACAATGACGACCCGTCTACTTGGAACCTGAAGCCGCTTAATCCAGGAATGGGTTGGGCGCAGCAGACGGTGGTGGCTTACGTGCCGATACCAGATTTGCTCCCATGGAAGCACTGGAAACCTGCAACGCAGCTTGCTGCTGCGACGCTCGGCTATGGGTCCGACGGTATTACCCCTAGGGATAGTATCATCGGTCATAAACTCAAGCGAGTCCCTTTACTGGGGATAAGCGAGACCATGGTTTAGCCAGCGTCAACCGGTCCCGTGAGGGATCGGTGTCGGCTTTCCTGAATTCATCATTCAGTTGGACCCGTGAGGGGTAGCTACCTTTGGTAGTGAAGTGGGATATGCGAAGC